CACATTGTGTCGTAAATGTCAAGGGCTAAATTAAAATTAATTTCTATGCCAAGTGGGGGAAATATCTTTGAATAAGTCGGCAAAAAGTGCAAATAAATTTTTCTCCTGTCTTGCGTAAATTGTCACCCCCAAGGATTACAGCAAGTTATAATTTGACGCAGTGTCAGGGCTGTCTTAAAAAAATCTCCTGTCTTGTAAATTTCTTTTTTATATCATATACTTATATATACAAGACAGGAGAAGAGAGTATATATATAAAGTTTTTATTATACGTATAAAAAAGCGTGTAAAAAAGTATAACCTAAATTACTCTAGTTGAAAAACTCCTGTCTCCCAACTTGTACGGGTGTGTCAACGCACTTTTACATCATGATAACATTTACTTGGGTGCAAGACAGGAAATTAGCCTAAGACAGCACTTTTTACGTGAATATGACGATAGGTATTACTACGACTAACGACATTTACACGAAATATGACGATAGGTATTACTACAACTAACGGTAGTACACAGAAATAATCGTTATCATATTATGATAACAACATTTCAAACAAAAATGTAATATTTGCTTTACTTTTGGGGACATGCTATAATAAGGTTTACGTTGGGATAGCGGGAAAGTGCCTTTTTATGCCCGCAGGCAGACCGTCTAAATATAAACCTGAATATTGCAAAAAAATAGTAGCCTATTTTAGTATTGAGCCATACGAAGAGCGTTTAGTGCCAGTATATGATAAGAAAACGGGTGCAATATTAGAAATCCCGCAATTAATGGCAAACGATTTACCATTGCTGGGAAAATTTGCTGTCTCAATAGATGTTAGTAAAGACACTGTGAACGAGTGGGCGAAAGTCTACCCTGAATTTTCCGTCGCTTTAAAAAAAGCTAAGGAATTGCAGCGAGCAATTTTAATTACTAATGGGCTTAAAGGGCTATACCAGACAGCCTATGCTATATTCCTGTCTAAAAATATAACTGAATTGCGCGATAATAAAGAGGCTGATTTAACAGACGACAAAGGCAAAGAGGCGAATATATTTACAGTTAAATATCCAACGGTAAAAAATGGAAAAAAGAAAACTACCAAAAAGTAAGCCCTATTTTAAGGAATTTGACCCTAGAGCTATTCCGTATCAATACGAAGTAATAAACGACATATACGAAAATTTTGATTATTCCCTGGGAGTACATGAAATAATGCTCAGTGGCTCAGTGGGAAGTGCTAAGTCCGAGCTAATGGCACATATAGCAATACGGCATTGTCTTGAATTTAGCGGTGCGCGTTTCCTTTTGGGAAGGCGGGCTATGCCTCAGTTAAAGCAGACCATACTAAAAAAAGTATTAAACCATATGCACGGATTAAAAGAAGGGTATCATTACAAAGCTAATAAAACTAATGGCTCTATTCAATTTAAAAATGGCGCTGAGATTATGTGCATATCCTGGGCTGATAAGAATTATGAAAAAATGCGGTCCTATGAATTTAGCGCCGCTGCAATAGAAGAGTTAACAGAAAATGATAGCGATGAGTTTGAGGCTATGCACTCGGAGCTAGTGGGTAGGGTAGGACGAGTCAATAGCATGAATAGTGACGTTACCAAGAATTTCATAATTTATGCTACTAACCCTGACTCCCCTGTGCATAGCGCCTACAATTATTTTATTAAGGGCTGTGAAACATACGCTACTAGGCATGTTTACTACTCGCTCACTAGAGATAATCCATTTCTCCCCGATTGGTATGAAAAAGGATTGCGCGACAAATACGACTCTAAGCAGATACAGAGATTTTTAGAAGGTAAATGGATACACATAGGCACCGATAGCGTCTACTATGAGTATAGTAGTCAGGTGCATTATGTACTAGAAAACACAGAGGTAAGCCCAAAATATCCCTTGCGTATTTCATTTGATTTTAACATAGGCAATAATAAGCCAATGTCAGCGGTAGCATTTCAATATGACCATGCGCATAATGAAGGTATCTTTATTGACGAGTTTGTAATAGAGGGAGCTAGGACACTAGACATAATGGAAGAGATAGCGGGGCGCGGATATTTTGACATAGCGTTTAATCCTGTTATCATTATTCATGGGGATAGCTCAGGCAGGCACAATGACACTAGAAACATAAAATCAGATTACTATTTAATAGAAGAGTTTCTAGCTAACTATAAACGTAAACGCGGCACGTCACGGCGGCTAGAATTTGATATAGACGTGCCTCTAGCTAACCCAGCTATTAGAGATAGACACAACACAGTCAATGGTCACTTGCGCAATGCTAACGGACGTGTTAGTATTAAAATTGATAAGCGATGTAAAACACTTGACGAGGGATTTACAAAAGTTAAATTGATCGAGACGGGCAAATATATAGAAGACGATAGCAAGCCATACCAGCATATTACTACAGCGGCAGGTTATGGGTTAGTTACTGCTAGCAAGTACGGGGACGAATTACCACCGATAACAGGGGGAAGCTAAAATGAAAATAAAGCCTAGAGAAATAGATTTACTAAATGATAATCATTTAAAATTTATCATTGAAGAGATTGAGGGTAAGGAAAACAAAGACAGGAAGCGCGCAGCGTGGAAAAGTTTTCAAGTAGAATCCGGCAATCAGGCGCACTATGTTACTGAAGAGCTTAAAAATATATATCCTGATACATACACCGCTTTTCGCAAGGGAAATATAAATCTTGTAAAAAAAGTAGTAGACAAATTAAGTAAAGCATATAAGCAACAGCCTATAAGAGCCTTGGATACTGACGGGGAGACGCAAGCATACAATAAGTTATTTGAAGCCAATGGCTTTAATAGAGCATTTAAAGAGGGCGACAGGATATTCAATCAATATAATTATTTGTTATACTGGCTGAGTTTTAAAAATCCTGAAGTAGTCAACGGCGAAATGAGATATTTTTTATCAGCACTGGCGCCTTATGAATATGATTTAATGTTAGACGAGGAAACAGGCGAGCCATTAATATTTATTTTATCATACCCTGACGCTAGCATAACGGGCAATGTAGGTACTAACGACGGAAAAGAGCAGAGCATAAAAGAAAGTAATGCAGACACTAGCGCAGAGCATACAAAATATTCTATATGGAATTTTGAGCAACATGTGCAAGTGCTCGCTAAGCGCGCAGATAGAGACGCACCTACAGTTGATATTGAGTATATAGAAATTAGTGGAAATGCAGAAAACAAAAACCCAACGCCTAACACTCTACCTATTGCTTTTTTATCTACTGATTTAAGCATTGACTACCCCACGCCCAATAATTTAGCCGAGCAGTCTATAGATTGGAACGTATCATTAAGCGATTTAAAGACAGGAGCAAGCGCACAGGGGCACGGACAGTTAGTTATTGAACACCCTAAAAAGCAGCCTATGAATAAAGTACAACGCATGGGTATGCACAGAGCTATTGCATTGCCGCAGTCTGATAAGCCAGAGGATAAGCCAACAAAGGCTTATTATATTAATGCGGCTCCTGATTTAGCGGGACAATTAGAAGTATTAAAATTTGATGCGGCTCAAATACTAGACGACCACGGAATAAAAGCTAAGGGCGTTATAGAGGGGGGCGCGGAAGAGTTTGCTAGTGGCTTTGATAGGTTATTAAGTGAAGCTGACGTGCAGGACGTAATAGAAGATAATCAGAGTCTATATTCAGATAATACAGAGCAAGGGATATACAATGTTATTAAAGCATTTGACGAGCAACTAAATAAAAAAGTTTTTAAATCAAAAAAGCTAGCTGTAACTTTTGAGAAACCTAAAGTGCTTATATCTGATAAGGAAACATTAGAAAATATTAAACTCCGCGAAGAGCTTGGGCTTGACTTGCCTTGGGAAAAACACTTAATAATGAATCCGAACTTGAGTGAAAAAGAGGCACAGGCTAGGGAAGAGGAAATAGCTAAGTTTAAGGCTGAAAAATTAAAAGAGGCGCAAAAAAATATGCCTGAAGTAGTTGAAGACGACGGCGACAGCAACCCTTTCCCTCCTAAAGCCAATGTTGAAAGTTAGATTAGAGCTTATAAATGTTAATGCGCATCAAGAGAAAATGCTCAATGCTAAGATGTCCAGGGACTTAACAATATTAGAGGGGAAAATATGGTATCGCAAACTAGTAGACCTATTCGAGGAAATAGAAAATGCCAGTGCAAATAAAAAAGAAAATACCTCTAGACTTAAAGGGCGTACCCGTAGGAAAAAAAGCAAGCGTTAAAAAAGAAGTAGGGGAATATATAATAGACCAAATCTTTGACCATTTGGAAAGAGGCAAAAGTCCTGTCAAGGGCGAGGGCAAATTTAAAAAACTAACGGCTCCATATGCTAAGGCAGAAAAGGGCGGGCGTACTACACCTAACCTTGAGCTAGAGGGTGATTTAAAGGATGCAACGCAAGCAAAAAATAATCAATCGGGCGTTACAGTCGGAATATTTGACGACGGAGAAATACCTAAGGCCGACGGGCACAATCAGTTTTCGGGGGAGGCTAAAGCGTGGGCTAAGCAAAAGAAGTTTCCAAAGCGTCGTTTTATTCCTGACGAGGGTCAAGAATTTGTTACTAAGATAATGAAAGGCATTGACGAGATAATCGCGGAAAACAGAGCGCCCACTAAAAAGCGGCTGACTGTGCAGACTGATTCTATTAGTGAGCGGGAATTTTCAGCTAGTCAACGTGTAAAAAAATCAGTAGAGACGGAAGAGTTTGTAAGGATAGAGCTTGACGATATACTAGACGATAGGAGTATATTAGACGAGTTATTCAGGCAGGGGCTTTAAATGCCTGTAGATATAAAAGTAAATTTAAAGCATACAAAAAATTTATTAAAAAATGTCCGTTGGAGTTTTGGGGACATAGCGCCCGATAGAGCTAAGTTTGCTATTTTAAAATCTATACTTAGAGGCATTAGTCCTGTGCAGGGGGAAAAGTTCCAACAATATTCTAAAGGGTACAAAGAACAAATTAGGGGGGAGGCTACATATTTTACTAAAGGGGGAAAGGTTTTTCGTATCCCAGCTAATAAGGGTGAAAAAATTGACACAGTGCCCCGAAAAGAAGGGAAGCGCATTAGCCCACGTAATTTAAAATTGACGGGTGGCTTGCTACGTTCTATATTTGCTTCGGTAACTAAGTTTAAGCCGCTTGTAATCACGCTAGGCTTTAAGCATAAACTGGCTGATATACACAATAGGCGCGGCGCAGGCAGGTCTAAAGTAGTACGCAGGATGCTTCCAAGGGAAGGCGAGAAATTTAAAAAGCATATTCGTGACGCGATACACAATTCATTAGTTGATGCTGTAAAAAAGGTTGTAAATAAAATTCGTGCATGATACAAAGTTTTATTGTATAATATAATTTGTAGTAAAGAATTTTGCTGCACTTTTTAGTGAATACTAAGAACAATTAGGGGGATTTAATGGATTTAGAAAAAGAATTAGAAACAACAAAGCAAAAAGCGGCTTCATTGGAAGAGAAAGCAAAAAACCTACAGGCAAGCTATGATCGCGTTTTAAGCGAGTCTAAGAGTTTTAAAACACGCGCGCAAGAAAGCGAAACTAGGTTACAAGAACTTGAAACTAAGAAGCTTGAAGCTGACGGGGAAACTCAAAAGCTTTTAGACCAAGAGCGCGAAAGAAACTCCGAGCTGGCAGGTAAATTAAAAGGTACTGTGTCGAAGGCTATGAGTGCCAAACTTAGAGCCGATGCTTTAGCCTGTGCTAAAGACGCGCACAATATAGATATGCTTTTAAGAGTTACAGAGCATAAAGACCTTTTAAAACTTGACGAAGAGGCGCTAACAGTAAATGGCGTTGAAGACTTTGTAAAAAAAGCTAGGGAAACGCACCCTTATTTATTTACAACGGACAAACTGCCTGCGACCGAAACAAAGAAGCCGAAGGGCGATAGTAAAGACGATAAAATAGATATGGCAAATTATGCCAATGCTTTAGCTGCGTGTAAGACGCAGAAGGAATTAGATGCCGTGCGAGTGACGTATGGTAGAGCTTAACAACTTTTAATAGGAGAAATTAAAATGGCAGCTTTTACAACCGTAATGAGTGCAGTAGCCGACGTTGACGACAGTATTATACTTGAATATGACAAGCAGTTTATGCTTTCGCTTGCCGCTCAAGGCGTGATGGATCAATTCGCTACAGTAAAAAGAGATATTAACTCAAAGTCAATTACCATACCAAAATATGATGCTTTGGCTTTGGCAACTACTCCACTAGCCGAAGAAGATGATGTAACTTCCGAAGCAATGGTAGATAGTAATGTAACACTTACCCCGGTGGAGTATGGAAATGTGGTGACGCCAACGCTTTTAGCGTCTCTTCAGACCGCGAAGATGAGCGACCTTGCAGCTTCAAGGCTCACAGGAATTAATGCAGGGCGTACACTTAACAAGCTTGCAACACTTGCTTGCGACGCCTCAGCAAACATTCTGCGCGTAAATGATAGGGCCGCAGACGCTAATATCGTAGCTGGCGACATTATCAGTGCTAGCGAAATTGCACAGGCTTACAATAAACTAGATAGAGCCTCAGCTCTTCCAATGATCGGAAGTGAATATGTGCTAGTTATGCACTCCGACGTAATTCACGATTTACGCGAAGCCACTGGTGCAGGCTCTTGGCAAGATGTAAATAAGTATACCAGACCTGAAGGCATTTTGAAAAACGAAGTCGGTATGTTTAAAGGTTTTATCGTAGTTTCAGACGCAATGTGTAAGATAGACCTTGACGCAGGCGACGGAAATGTTGACGTTTATTATAGCTATGCTTTAGGCTTTAATTCATTTGGTAAGGCCGTCTCTCAGGACGTCTCACAGAGGATTACAGGGCCTTTTGATAAATTATCAAGATTCGTAAACTTTGGCTGGTTAGCTGTGCTTCAATATAAAATCGTAGAGCAAGAAGCCCTATGGTGCGTAAGAAGCTCTAGTAGCCTCGGAACTAATACGTAATTAAATTAAACCAACGGGGGGCGCACCTAGTGCCCCCTTTTTTCTTTGGAATAAATATGTATTTAATTTTAAATAAGGGGATAGGAAAATGAAATTTGATTGTAAAAAACTAATGCGTAAAGATGCTTTGTTATTATGGCTTAATGAAAATGCAGATAAAATTAAATGCATATCTATTTGTAAAGACGGCGACGGGTGGGCTATTTGGTTTAAAAACATAGAAGAGATTAAAAAAGTAGTAAAAAAGAAAGGGGCTAAGAAATGACTGTACTGGGAACTATAGAGCATAATTATGCAGACACAGCCGTAACAACGGCGGCATGGGTTGAATTAGCCGCAAGCGTAGGCGTTAATGTAAAAGAGATACAGATATTTGACTCAAGCGGGAGCATCCTACAATTAGGCGTAGGCGTTGACGCTGAGGTTTTAAAAATGTTTATTATGCCCGGTGGCAACACGCAGCTTCCCTGTACTTTTGCACAGGGGGACAAGCTATCACTAAAGGCACTTGATGCCAACGCTACGTCAGGTAGATTAGTTATTAACTTAATCGGATAGGAGTATTATGATGCGCTTAATTACATTAATATTATTTTTTGTTGCTAGTATAGCGATATGCCGTAATGCTCCTGTTATTTGGAGCGAAGGAAGCACAGCAAAATTTCTAACAAATAAAAGCTCTTTTCAAAATGGCGTACTTGAGTTATCGGGCGACCTCGACCCCTCAAGCTCTTCAGTAAATGCGCCCAAAGGCTCACTATATTATTCTACTAATGGTATTACTTACGTAAAGCAGGATGCGGGGGACTCGACCAATTGGGATGCTATGTCGTCTACTACGGGCACAGTAACAAGTATTGCCACAAGCGCACCATTGGCAGGGGGCACAATAACTAGCAGCGGGACAATTTCTATATCTCAATCTGATACTTCTACAGACGGTTATTTATCAAGTACAGATTGGAATACATTTAATAATAAAGAGCCCGCATTATCAAAGGGTGATTTAACTGAAGCCACAAGTTCTGTTCTTGATATTACAGGCGGCACAGGCGCAGTAATCGGAAGTGGGCTAACCATAGTAGTCGATCAAGCCGACGCAAGCAATGCGGGTTATTTATCAAGCACTGACTGGAATACATTTAATAATAAGTCCGATACAGTAGGAACAGTTACAAGTATAACCGCCGGAACAGGTTTAACAGGTGGTGTTATCACTAGTGCTGGGACAATTTCAATTCCTACAAGTGCTATAGTTGAAAGTATGATAGATGCAACAGGTACTTCTGCGGGTTATTTTTTACAAACTGATGGCGCAGGAACACTTGTTTGGGCGTCAGCCGGAGGCGGAGGCGATTTTTTTGCTAATGGTTCTGTTCCAATGACAGGTAATTTAGACGTTGCTGCAAATGCGATCTTAATGGATGCGGTTGCAATAGGCGATGGAGCAGTAGGTAACGGAGCAAACAGCGTAGCAATAGGAACAAGCGCAACGGCTGCAAACGGATTAGAGGGTGCAAGTATAGCTATTGGTCATGAAGCGAACGCTGCAAATTTAAATGCAGCTTCTATTAGTGGTGGTGTGGCTATAGGTTTTCAGGCGAATGGATGGGGACGTGGTATAGCAATTGGTTATAAGGCTGCGGGCAACGGTAGTACAGGGCTTTCTAATGCTGCTATAGCAATAGGCAAAGAAGCAAATGGAACTGAAAATGGTGTCGCTTTAGGCGAGAGCACCATCGCCTTGAGTGGAGGCATAGCGATTGGCTTAAGAGCAAATAGTGCGGGAGTAAATGGTAC